CTTATAAACTACCTGATAATCACCCTGACTAAGATTAAAAAATTCTCTAAGGTGTTGTCCAACATTAAGTTTAATGGTATCACTTGAATAATTTTCTTGAACTAAATTTTCAAAATCTAAAACTATATCGCCAATTAATCTACTTTCGGTATCAAACACAAATAGTTGAACAAAGTCTCTTACTCCGGTAGCGTTATCTTTTAATAAATTACCGAATCCAGTTCTTCTTTTATTTAGAGTAAAATATTTTTCTCTTTGTCTTTCTGTTAATCCGAATGTAGCCATTATATTAAATCTTTGAACTCCGAATCTATTTTTGTATCATATCTTTTGATAAAATTTCTTGACTTTAATTCTATCGTAACTAATTCATATCCTTGTTCTTCAGCGGCTTTTCCAAAAGCAAATGGGTCTTCAAATGAAACGATAAACCCACGTGAGTCTCTTGTTAGTTGTTCTGAAAATTTAGGATTTGTTTTGTAGTCAGTTCTTTTACCTAAGATTTCTAATCTTTTTCTTTCGAGTTCTTGTTGTCTATATATACCATAGAACTCAGAACTTTCTACTGCTGCGTCTGTTGATTTATATGGCATTGTTTTTACCTCACGACTCTGAATTCGAATTCATCGTCATATATGTTGATTTCTTTACTTGCTCCACTACCACTAACCACTTGAACTAAGAACCTGTAATTTCTTTCTGCTTGAAAAGCGTCCATTTGTATATTAAAAAAGTTACTTGTTGAATCACAACTGATTGCTGAACCAGAACCAAATGGAATAATTACCTCTTCTGTTTCGGCGTCTCTTACTGAGTAAAAAACTGAAGCACTAGGTAAATATTTAATTGTTAATTCTGATGGTGTTGTGGCGAATGTTGTTGTTGGATAAAGTTCTCTACCCACAACTCTTAATTTTACTATTGATTTTTCTTGATACTCTTGTCTAAGGTTTTGAAAATAAATCTTTAATCTTTCTAAATCGGATGAAGATAAAGCTGATAAACTACCTGTATCCCAAGAACTATCGTCCCAAACAACCTCTAACTTAGGTGGATATATAGTATGAGTATCAGTTGAAAAGAATTTTAAATTACCAAGTCTTGTAGAACTACTTTCATCTTTTGTTGTATCACCACCTGGATTAAATGAAAAGTCTACTGAACTAGTATATAGAGATTCTCTCTTGACTAAAAATCCGTTGTTAGGAAATAATGATGAAGAATACAAATGGTTCTTCACCAAATCAGTTACATCAACTCTTACATCTCTAGTGGCCTTTGTTAGAGCAAAAGATGAACTTACTTTATATTGACCACCCATACTTCCTGTAAACCAAGAACCCCCGTCAGTTAATACTGAACCTGTAACCCAAGGTGTTTTAGCGTCTTGATTACGATATTGGTAGGACGCTCCGTCAGTAGTGACTGGATTGTGGTCAAGTTTTCCTGTTCCTTCTGACCAACTACCACTAACCATATAAACAAATAAGTTTTGGTCAGCTAATAATTCCTCTGATGATGCGTCATATAGATTTAAATAATACTTTGCGGTTGAAGGTATTCTTCCTTCTATTACTGATTGTGAAATATTAGCGTAATCAAAGTCAATTAATATTCTTGAAATGTTTTGTATTGTTCCGTCATTTGCAACTATTTTATTTACTTCTAATATTTCATCTAGTCCGGTGTTTATTGATGAAGTCGTACCACCGGAAAATATTGTTGTGTCTCTGTTTCCGAATTGAAAAAAGTGCATTAGATATCTCCTACTACTTTACCTAAAATATCTTGATTAGGATATTTTACTTCAAAGATACTTGGGTCTAATGATGGATAGATAATTCCATTTCTAGATGCTTTTTCAACATCATATACATTACCACTATATCCTTGTGATATGGTCGCTTTGTTTTCTATTAATATTAATTGTTTGTCTGGATTACCAGATTCTGGTGGAACAATACTAGCTACTCCGTCCACCAATGATATTTCATTTGCAATATCACTCAACACAATCGGTTGGTTTATTTGCCACTTCGAAATATCAAAGTGTTTTTTAACTGCTTGAACACAATTAAACAATACTTCACTTTTGTTAAATCCACGATTTGTTATAATTGAAAATTTTACACCTATATTAATTACATACGCACTTTTTAAATTAATCGCATCTGTTAAAATTCTGTATTGTGACAAATAAGTTTTTAAATTATTTTTTACAGCGTCATTGATTGTAGTTAATTTTTTTTGACTATCATATCCTAATAAATACATATTAAGTGCTAATGGATTTGAAATTGGTGTAGCGTCATCATTTTGTTCATTCATTTGATTCACTTCATCTTGAACTATATATGCTTTAGCGATATTTCCAAACTTTTGTGGTAATGAATAAATTCTTGTTATGTAATCTTGTCTAGTTACTGCTCTGTTTTGTGTGTTCAACATAGATAGTGCATTTTGTTTTATATCGATTAAAGTTTCTTTAGAAGCTCCACCTGTCGCTGGTAGAATATTGTTAAATGATAAACTATCTTTTGAATTTTGAACTAAACCAGAATTTAAATTACCACTATCAATAGTAAATGTAATATTTTTAGCTGATGTTATTGAATTTGATTTAACATTGTGTTCAACTGCTCCACCATATCTATATTTAATCGTAAGTGTTGTATTAGCTGGAGCTAATCCATAAGTTTTTGTTTTCATAAAATTACTTGGGTCAAATGACTCATCTAATTTTGATACACCAAAACCTAAAGCTGAACCTACATTGTCTGGGTTAGGAATGATAACTTCATCTGGGTTGTCACTAACACCTGCTCCAAATCTAACTTCTGTTTTATCATCAGCTCTAACTCTTGTTATAAATCTTCTTGATGATTTAATTAATTTCAACATATAAGGTGTATCATTTTGATGTGATGATAATGTTGGTTCATTTAATGAAGTATTTTCTATTGATTGAAAAACTGTATCTTGTGCTAAGAAAGGAACTTCATACCAAGTGTTTCCGTTTGAATCAGTTATCGATACTATTTCACTAACTCCCTCAGTAGATAGTGTAACTTTATCAAATTTTACAGCGTTGTTAAAAGTAAATGTTTCTGTTGTTGTTGTACCTGATTGAGCGATAACATTTTTTTTAAGTAAAAATTCTGTTGGTATATTTCCACTACTCGGTGTAACTAACTCAGTTGACATTGGGTCTAGAGAACTTGATACTTTGAAATTCACCTCATCTAATAAAGTAAAATCAACACCACTATCCGAAGAAACAATAGCTCCCGTCTCTAAAACACCAGCGTAATCTAAATCAGCGATGTATCCACCACTACCATCTGATTTAGCTGGTACAGTTTGTGTTACTTCTAATTCCGCTGAAGATGGAATCGCAGTTTTTGGTTTGTATCCATATGATTGAGCTATGTCATATACATTTTTCTTTTCTTCTGCGTAATTTAAAAGTGTTTCTTTATATTGATTGTCAACATAATAATTTAATACATCACCAACATACGCTGCCATTTCAACAAACATCATACCTGGCGATGATTCATTAAAATCATTGTATTGGTTTGGAAAATAAGTTTTAGCAAACTCTATAAGATTTTGTCTTAGTGACGAAAAATCTCTACCAAGATAATTTACTTCCTTTTTTACTATTTTTTTATTTGTATTATAGTCTGACATTCTATACTCCTTGCTCAACCGTAAATGTTAATGTATCAAAGATATCTGGATTTAATGATGTAGAATATTCTAATGATATGACAACTTTATTTTCATTTGCAGAGTCTTGTTGAACTATTAATTCTTCTACATTCACATAAGGTAACCAAGTGCTTAATGAAACTCTAATATCTGTATCCACACTATCAAGTGAATCGTTGGTGATTTGTTCAAATAATAAAGATTTTAAATTTGAACCAAAATTAGGTTGAAATACTCTTTCACCTTTACTAGTTAGTATTAAGTTTTTAATATTAGACTTTACTTGTTGTCTAATAGTTTTTGTTTTTCGTAAAAACCCATCAACACTAAAATCTAATGGAAACTCAACACCTATATAGATGTCATCATTATTATCTATTTCTCTTACATTAGCCATTATGGTCTATAATTACCTTCGCCTTTTTTCTTATTGTTTATAGCTTTCATCAAACCAGAGTAATCACGAGTTAGTGCATTTTGAACATCTTCTGGCACAGCGTCTACCGAAACACCAGCTTTTTTAATTGAATCAACCGCTGCCATTTCTCTTGCTCTTTCTTTATTTTGTCCTCTACCTAAATCACCATAACCTAAGACATCTGCCATATTGTCAGAACCTAATACTCCACCTCCCAATGTTGGATAGTCATCAGTTTCCTGTTGCCCAAGTGGTTTTGTATTGTTCAATACTTCATTTAACATTTTGTCTTTTGAATATTGTTTTTTTGGTTTGACAACCTTTTTAGGTTTTGGTTTAGAAATCGCATCTGAAAGTTTGACTTCTTTTTGTTCATTAATAAATATCTCACTCAGTTGTTTTTTGACTTCTTTACGAACAACTAATTCAATAATATTTTTTAATTTATTTTTGTTCATTATTACTCCTACTTTAACTTTACATTTTTACTTAAAATTTTATCACTAACAATCTGTTTTAGTTTTCCTAAAAATGGAAGTGGTAATGTTCCACCCCCAGCTCCAATGTTTGTATTTTCAATAATATCAACTATTTCAGTTAACACTTCTAATAATTTTTTTCCTAAAACTGCACTTTCTAAATCTCTATCATCACCTAAATTTATATTGTCAGAATATATAGTAACATTTTTTTTACCATTAAAAACAATACTATCAGATTTTATTGTTATCTGTGGCTCTTCTAAACTGGTAATAGTTCTATCATTATGCTGA